ACGACAAGAGGACATGTCGCGTTACGAGCGGGAGATTCCCGCCGGTCGGCAAGAACCGTCCGAAGAGGACAGAGATGCGTCCGAAGAGGACCGACGCACGCAGGCGCGTGCCGAGGCGTTCCGCACGTTCTGTCGTGGTGGGCAGCTCAACCTCGCTCATCAGCGAGCGTTGCAAGCCGACCTCGATGCGTCCGGCGGATACCTGATGCCGCCCCGCGATTTCGTGGCGAGTCTGATTGCTGCGAAAGACAACCTGGTGTTTGTTCGCAAGTACGCGACGAAGCACCAAACCGAGGCGCAGACGTTGGGCGCCCCGTCTCTGGAGACGGACATCGAAGACGCCACCTGGACGGGCGAAATCACCTCGGCCGACGAGGACACGGCGCTCGACTTCGGTTCGCGCGAACTCACGCCCAAGCCGCTGGCGAAATTCATCAAGGTGTCGCGCAAGCTGTTGCGCGGTGCCGTGATGTCGCCCGAGCAGATCGTTATGGATCGGCTGGCGTATAAGTTCGGGATCACCGAGGAAAACGCATTCCTCACTGGCAGCGGTGCTGGTGAACCGCTCGGCATTTTCACGGCGAGCGCACAGGGTGTCTCGACGGCTCGGGATGTGGCGACTGGCAACGCAACGAACATCACCTATAACGGGTTGGTCGATGCGCAGATGAAGCTCAAGAGCCAGTACTGGCCGAACGCGCGGTGGCTGTTCCACGGTGATGCAATGGCGTTGATCCGGAAGATCACGGACGGTGAAAGCCGCTCGATCTGGGAGCCGGAGCTTCGTGCGGGTGTTCCCGGTACGATCCTCGGGATGCCCTACGACGTGAGTGAGTACGCGCCCAATACGTTCACGGACGGCAACTACGCGGGGGCGCTCTGCGATTGGTCTTACTACTGGATCGCGGATTCGCTCGGAATGCAGGTGCAACGGCTCGACGAGCTGTATGCGTTGACGAATCAAGTCGGATTCATCGGACGGGCCGAGACCGACGGAATGCCTGTTTTGGCCGAGGCGTTTGTTCGTCTCGAATGTGGAACCTAACTCTAAGGAGTAGAAATGAAGCTTTTGGACAATGTAAAAATCACGCGGCTCGATCACTCGACGTGATGCTCGTCGTCGCGCTGGGCTCGACGGTAGACGAAAACGTCGTTGTCACGCTGACGGCAGAGCAAAGCGAGAACGATTCCTCCTATGCCGCGACGGTGGCGACGAAAGCGATCACCGGCAAGGCGGACCCGTATGACGTGGAAAAACTGCTCGTACTCGATGTGTACAAACCGCTCGAACGGTACATCCGTGCGAACGTCACGTTTGCGACACAGGATGCGGAGATCGACGGCATTTTTGCGATTCAGTACGGGGCGCACAATCGGCCCGTGACTCAGTCCACGTCGGACTATGACGACGGGACCACGCCCGCTGGTGTTGTTGGTTCCGCCACGTTCGCCAGTCCGGCCGAAGCGTAAGGAGCCAGACCAATGAGAGTGAAGATGCTGGCTCGCATGTCGGGTCCGCGCTATCAGGCGCGGCCCGGCGATAGGATCAGCGTGGATGCTGATACTGCGATGTCGCTGATTGCCGGCGGATACGCTACGGCAATCGACCCGGTTATTGTGCCGGTGGTTGTTGACACGTCCGAGGTGGTTCAAGAGGCCACCGAGGACGAACCCGAAGAACCGGATGTCGTTGAAGACGTGCCGGTGGAACTGAGTGCGTTGGGGATCGACTCCGACGTGCTGGAAATGCTGGCAGACGCCGGCTTGCACACTGTTGCGGACGTCGAGGAGTTCGGCGATCTCACTAAGATCAAGGGCGTCGGCAAAGTGACGGCGCAATCGGTCTACCAGGCAATCGCGAAAGGGGTAAATAATGGCGAATAAAGTGATTCGCGAAGCCGGCGGTGATACGCTCACCGTGAAAAGCGGCGGCGCAGTCAATGTCGAAAGCGGCGGTGCCATTACGCTGGCATCCGGCGCGACGTTGACGGCGGCGTCGATCATCTCGCCGACTGTGACTGCGGAGCACGGTGCCGGAGCGATTGGGAGTGCCGGCGCTCCGGTGACCTCGCGCCGGACGCAAGACGGCACGATCATCACCGAGATCAAGATCGACTTGACCGGGCTGGCCAGTGTGGCGGCGGCGAATGACATCATCGGGCTGGCGGCATCAACTCCGCCCGCGTACATCGGCAAATACGTCGCTGCGACGTATGGGATCGTGTATCGCGTTGAGATGATTTGCCTGGAGACTCCGGCCACGGGGGACGACGACATCAATCTCGTCGCAGGTTCGGACGGCACTGAGCATGTGGACGACGCGGTCACCGGCGCGGCGGTCATTATCAACGGCGGCGACCAGGCCGCTGGAAAGTCGGTTGTCAACGATGCTCCGGCAATCACGGATGCACGCTGGCTGTACCTGACATGTGGCACTGGCGGAGCCGCTACGTATACGGCTGGGCAGTTGATCATCCGTTTGTACGGTCACCCGTTATTGAGCTAGGAAAACCAATGAGCGCAGCCGTTACTATCGTAACACAACCCACCGCAACGCCAATCTTGCTGGGCGACGTGAAGCTGTTTCTTCGCATCGACCACAGCGAAGAGGATGGGCTACTCTCGATGTTGCTTGACGCGGCTACGGAGTACGTGGAGGGTGACGTGGGGCAGGCGCTCATCACACAGACGCGACTACTGACGCTGGACAGATTTCCGGCGGATTGGACGTCGTGGTTGCGGATTCCGTATCCGCCGCTGTCGAGCGTCAGTAGCGTGTCGTATTACTACGACGAGACATTAGAGACGTGGGACTCGGCCAATTACGAGGTTGATACCGCAACCACACCAGGACGATTGCGACCGACATGCGGGCAGACGTGGCCGGTAACGGATGACATGATCGGGGCCGTGAGAATCACTTACGTCTGCGGATACGGTGATGCCGTCGATGACGTACCCAAGACTCTACGGGTGGCAATCATGCAATTGGTGCATGACTGGTACACGGACAGGAGCGCGGCGGGGCAACCGACGGCAGGGTATGAGCGGTTGATCGCCTCGGCATCGCATGGGGGTTATCTATTGTGATCCAGAATGCAGGCCAACTGAAGACGCGAATCAAACTACAAAAGCCACAGGCAGCGGCGGCATCGGCGTATGGCGAGGTTACGCCAACATGGGTTGACGTCGGATCGGTGTGGTCTGAGGTCAATCCGCAGTTGGGGCGTGAGTATGACTTGTCGGGGAAAGAGCACGAAGAACACACGTTGCGGGTGCGGATACGCTATAACTCGGACGTGCGTGCGTCGTGGAGAGTCGTTATTGGCTCACGGACGTTGGAAATACTATCGGCGGTGAACACGGCCGAAGCGAACGAAGAGTTGATTTTGCTCTGCAAGGAGATCGTCGAATGAGTTGGCCGCAAGTTAGGATGATTGCGAGGCTCCTCGCGGATAGCACGCTATCCGATTTGAACATGACGGCGGTGCGGCCAATACTGGCGGCGGAGTCGGACACATACCCGATGATTACGTTCTCGGTGGATTCCGCAGAACGTATCCTCGGCATGAATAAGGCGAGCGAAACGCGGGTACAGACGATTGGCATCTCGTGTTTCGCCGAGTCGTACCAGGCGGCGTGGAATGTTGCCGCCGCGGTCGAGGCGAGCCTAACAAGCTGGACCGACGACGAGGGGGCGAATTGGGAGTGGCTTGACGGCCCGGGGGGTGGGGAGCTGACTGTCTTCGAGGGGTCGGATGTTTCGAGAGTGTACCAGGTGAGATGCACCGCGCGGGTGCAATTCGTGTTGAGTTAGGACCTAAATAAGGGGAGAGTATTATGGCTGATATTGGTGCAATGGGCACTGCGGTAACAGCGATGGCGACCGACGTCATTTCGTCCGTGTCTGTTTCGGAGACCGCCGACGAGATCGACATCACGAGCCTGGAAGATACCGCGAAGAAGTATCTTCCTGGACCGACTGACATGACGATGACCGTGAGCACGAAAGGCGTGCCGTCGGTGGATGTTGGTGATTCGGCCAATATGGTCGTGACGTTTAACGACGGAAATACGAAAACGATGACGGCCGGAAAAGTCTTCGCCGTTGAGTCCTCGGCGTCTAGCGGCGGAGCCATCGAGGGGAGTGTTACGATCCGGCCGGTCGCAGCAGCTTAAGGAGAAAGCATGCCGAGTATTAAAGAGCGAATCGTTGGCGCGGCCGACTGTAAAACCCAAGCGGTGGCCGTGCCCGAATGGGGAATTGAGACCGGGCTGTTCATCCGGGAACTTTCGGCGGCGGACATGGACAGGTTTGACCTATTCATGCTGTCCCACAGGAAAGACGGAACGATCCAGCCAACTGCAAAGAACGTCCGAGCGTTGCTGGTACAGATGTCGTTGTGCGACGATACTGGTAAACTTGTATTCGGGCCGACTGAAGTGGACAGCCTCGGCGACAAGAGCGGTGCCGTGATTGATCGGTTGTACCACGCAGTTCGTGATTTCAACGCAATGGACGAGGAGGCCACGGAAAAAAACTGATTGATACGCCGGGGCGAATCGAGTTGTTTCGCATGGCCGTTGCTCTCGGGTATCCACACCCGGACTACCTAATCAACAGCATCACAGCGAAACAACTCGCCGAACTCCGCGCGTATTACAAGTTCGAACCGTTTGACCTCATCCGACTTGACGCGGCAATCGCGAGACTGGCGATGATCGTCAGTGCGTTCGGCGGGCAAAAACTGAAGTTTGCCGACCTAGTATCAGACGCCACGGCCATCCGCGAGAAGCGAGCGCAACAACAGAGCGTGAGTGAGCAGAAACGCGAGATTGCGAAGTGGATCGGCTGCGAGGCAAGCGAGATTGCAGGGTTTAGTTTTTCATTTGGGCCGAAGACATGAAATTAGAACTCGACCAACGTACACTGCGACTGCTGATGCGGAAGTTTGCAATAGCGCCTAAGGCTGTCTTCAAAGAAATTACACGCGCCATGAAAGATGCGTCTAAGCCAATTGTTGCAGCGGCGCGGGCGCAGGTGCCGAAAGAGACAGGGACACTACGAGCGTCTATCTCGTCGTTGAACTGGCGGAAGACACGGTACGGGGCGGTTGGTTCAATGATCGGCGTTAAGGATGGCGAGCGAGCGACTTATAAGACGAAGCGTGGTCTTGCCCGCGGGGCGCCGAAACGCAAAGTAGCCGAGGGGCTGGCGACCGGGACAAGACGGGCCGTGAAGTATGCGTTCA